CTGCCCGACCAGAGCCACTTCGAGTGCAGTCTTGCCGTTGATGGCGAGGGTTTGCTGCGAGACAACCACGTCCAGACTGGCCTTCGCCTTGTTGTAGCGGTCACGGGCATTCGTGTAGGCGTCAGACAGCACTTCGACGCCGGCTGCTTCTTCAATCAGGAGCTTCAGTTGCTTGTCGGTCATGCCCGGCAGATCGGGCATGCACTCCTGACCCGCATAGACAGCCGACATGAACACGTCGAGGCTGCAACCCATCACCTTGTTGATGACCTCCTGAGTCTCCTTGTCGGTTCCCTTGCTGATGTCGGTGCCGATGCCCGTCGTCAGGTCGCGCTCCGAGATCGTGACCATGTTCTTGCCTACCGAGTGCTTGCGGTGGCGAACGATGCGGTATTCCTTGTCGCCTTCAATCATGACGACGACGACCTGACAGTCCTTCTTGGCGGTCTTATTGACCACTGCGTCGGACGAGACACCACGGGCAGTCGTGCCATAGATGCCCCAACAGAGCGCATCCACGACCGACGACTTGCCTGCACCATTCGATTCTGCGGAAGGGTCGTCGTTGTTCTGGCCCTGAATGAGCAGCAGACCGCGATCATCCAGTTCGACCTTGGCGTCACCGACTGTCAGAAAGTTTTTGATTTCGAGCTTTTGGATCTTCATGCTGCACTCCTTACATCCGTGAGAATTTCCTGGCACAAGATGGCCAGCTTGTCGGCATTGGCGTAGCTCTGCTTCTTGATGAAGTCAGCCACAGAGACTTCGAGCGATGCGCCAGCCTTGATGGTTGCCCCGCCCTCGCGTGGCGCCGCCGACGCTTCTTTCTGAGCGAGAATCACCACGCCTTTCGCATTGCAGCTTTCGAGATAGCCGCGCAACTCCTCGACATCCTTCGTCTTGGTCGAGTTGATCTTGGCGCGAACGTAGTTGCCATCGACCAGCAGCGGGATTTCGTCCGGGTCGGTGCCACCGTGAATCTCCACGAACTCGGGTGCGCGGCTCTTGAACCACTTCGGGCCAGTCGAACCGACGACCAGGAAGCCAGCCTTCGATCCGACATCGCTCCAGGTATGGTGAGCCAGAGCGCCAATCGAAAAGACGTTGTGGTCGAACTCCTTGTGATGGTGATAGTGGCCCGAATAGACGCTGCGGAAGCCCTGCTTACCGAGCCACTCAGCATCGAGTCCGTGATCGGGCAGACCCGGAATCACGCCATCAATCGGTGCGTGGAGAATCAGGTCGATGTCGGACGGATCGGGATCGGCATCACGCGCCTTCTCGATCAGTGCCTTCAGGTCAGCGATCTTGGGCGTCCAGGGGATCAGCACGATGCGCTCCATGCAGCGCAAGCCATAATCGAAGGTATTGACGATCTTGCAGCCGAGACCTTCGAGTGCCGTGATGGCAGACCCGAGTCGGTTGGACTCTTTACCTTCGAGGTCATGGTTGCCCGCCAGGATGACGAACTTGATGCCGCCCTTCATCAGCGAACTCAGCGTGTCCATGACGGGGTTCAGCACGGACGGTGCAATCGAGCCGCGAACGTGGAACATATCGCCGGCGATGACCACCGTGTCACCGCCTGCTTTGCGGGTTTCCTCTGCGCAGCGGCAGATGTCCTTGAGCAGCATACCCAACCGCGAATTCACGCCATCCTCTTCGACGGTAGCGAATGCGCTCCAGTTGTGAAGGTGGAGATCAGCCATCAGGCCATACGGGCGCATACTCATACCTCCACATGCGACCACAAAAGGCCGCGATTGATTTTGCTAATTGTCATTTGACTAACTCCATAGTTTTTGGCGATGTTTCGTTGCGAATCACCAAGTTTCAAACGGCGCTTGATTTCCGCGACTTGCGCCTCAACAAGCACCGACATTCCGTGTTTCGATCCAGTGTTTTGCGTTCCGTGACGGTTCTTGTCGAGATTGTTCGCCTTTGACGTATCCCAACGCAGATTCTCCAAGCTGTTATTGGCGGGGTTTCCGTCGTTATGACAGCCTTCCATGCCGGCAGGACACGGGCCTTCAAACGCTTCGAGAACAAGGCGATGAATGAGACCGCCCTTTTGAGTTCCATCGCGATATAGCTGAACAATCAAATGCCCTTTTTCCATAACTTGAGGGGTCAGGTCATGCCCACGCTTCAAACGCACACCACGCACTCCGTCGCCATACGCAACAAGACGATCCAGAACACGAATGCCACCCATGTTGGACACCTGATAGATGCCCTCATAGCCAACGACATCCTTCCAGACCTCGCTCATGCTTCCTCCTTGTAGAAATCGGTTTCCAGATCGAAGTCGTCAGCAACTTCCACTTCCTGCGTCTTGCACTCGCCAGCGCAGTCAGAGCAGTCGGCGCCGTCGAGAATCGAGACAATCTCGTTGTCCTTGTTCGGATTGACCAGCGCGTCGTATGTCACGCGAGGCGACCCGCAGTAGGTGCAAACTTGAATCTTCTTCATGTTCCTCACTCCTGACTTATGCGAATGTGTAAAATTTATGGCGACCGATGATGGTCGTCAGCTTGAAATCTTTGCGCCACACTGGACGCACTGCGGTCGTGTGGTAGAACAAGGCTCCCTTCGTGAAGTCCTGGACGTATCCCTTGATCGTCACGTTGGCGATGTGCTTGGCTATTTCCCACGCCTTGCCCTCACGCGGGATGAACTTCTGCGCCCGACGCTCACGCTCCTTGCCCTTAACCGAGGTTAGCGGGTTGGCCCAACTGAACTGCTTCGGCTTGAAAACTTCGCCACAGACCTTGTTCGGGTCGCGACCGGCGCGATTGAACGTGACTTGAGCCACAGCATGCTGGCCGGTCAGCGATTCGCCCCGAGCCTCATGGTAGATGTTGAGCGCAAGGCACATCGCAGCGGTCGTCAGTAGCATACGGCCACCCCTGCACGCTTCAGTTGGTGAATCCAGTTCTGCGTGACGCGGAAGTCGGACGGGGAACCAGGCACCGTGATGCACATATTGTTCTCCGGGTTTTCGAGCCGCCAATGACGATTCTTCGACTTCTCGATCCAGCCCATCTTGACTAGGTTCTTGGCGATTGCGTCGATGATCTTGCAGCGTGAATAGCGTCCTGCCATGTGTTGCCCTTTCGTTGTGTTCTGTCAGTGTTCTTATAGTAACATGCGAAGTCAGGAATGACTTATCTTTACAGCGCGACTTTAGCGGCAATAAGCGGGATCATCGGCTTTTTGCCGATCTTCGCTTTCTGCACCAGGAACTTGTCCAGAGGGAGTCTGCGCTGCGGTGTTTTGCCAGGCGGGTGCGGCTCACTGTGCGGCCCCCACCAATCACTCAGGTTGGAGACATACAGGTGGATCTTCGTGCCGAGCTTGTGACGCATGCAGATCGCCGTGCAGCCACGGTAGGCAGCTTCGTGCAGCGTCGAAATGTCCAGACACCACGCCATCTTGTCAAAGAAGATGGACTTGCTCTTCGCGCCCGAGCGGTGTGCCATGTAGAGAACACGGCCATCGTCGAACGTGTGCCATTCACCGTAGAACTTGCCATTGACTTTGTGCGAAGTGGTTTCGATCACCATGCACCCCACTCGCCTGCGTAAGCCAGATCGCGCTGTTCATCAGCGGTCTTGATCTGCTCCTGGACTTCAGCCTGACGCTTCGTGATCTCTTGGAGATCAGCCTCGGTTGCGTTCCAGACCTGATACTTCTTCCGAAGCGTTCTGCTATTGCGGATCGCCTCGTCGATGACGTTGTTGGCTGCAACGTCGAATGCGCGAGGCTGACCCGACTTCTTTTTCTCTTCCCGAAGCCAGCAACACCAATTTGGCCCATCAGGCAGCAGCATTGCTTCGGAAAAGGTCTTGCCTTTGAATTTCCCGAACGTGAATTTGTCGTTGATGCCTATGCTCATTCAAGCCTCTTCAAATAAATTACAGTCGTCTTTTTCGTCAATACGGCAATGTGCGGCCCGTAGATTCGACGGATGGTTTCGTGCAGGCGCTCGGGTGCGGTGTTCGGATCGTTGGCGAGTTCGGTGTGATTTTTATGCGCGTGAATCAGCAGCATTTCACCGAGCGAGCCAACGTCGATACTTTCAACCCTTGCGCGACCGAAAACGATTTTCTCTTTCTCATTGAGGAGAAACACTTCATCCCCAGGAGAAAGACGCTTTTGATAGAAACCGCCAATCCGAAAGGTGTTGAACTCTTGATCGACACCGACGATTGGCGGGATGAATCCGACTACATGCAGGTTCATGGTTGCTCTCCACGTTGAACATACTGTCCATTGTAGAGAGCAACCGATTTAGCCTACTTGGGCAGCAGCGCCTTCAACTGATCGAGGCCGTCCGGTTCTTCGTTCAGCTTCTTCGCCAGCTCCTTGACGAAATACTTCTTGCCGTCCGTCCAGGTGACGCGAGGCTTGTTGTATTCGATCAGGCTCTTGTCGATCAGGTATTCGAGCAGGCTGATAACCATGTCGAAAGTGGCGACACCCATGTCATCGAAGGTCATGCGCAGGCTCGTTTCCTGGAACGGCTTGGTGAATTTCGACTTCACGCACTGGATGGAGATTTGCTGACCGACGAACTGCTTCTCGCCATCAACGGTATCCATCAACTTCTGACGACCGAGCGCCAAGCGGCCCGAAGCGTAGAACTCCATCGCCTTACCGCCCGGCGTGGTGCGGGGATCGCCATAGACGACACCCGGCTTCAGACGCATCTGGTTCAAGTAGAGGAAGATGGCGTTGAACTCTTCACAGAACGAAGCCTGCGCCTTCAGCGTGGTGCTAGTGACGCGGGCCAGGGCCGTCGTGTCGTTCATGGAGTATTCGTCGATTTCCTTGTCGGCCATCGACTTCGGCAGCGCAGCAGCGATGGAGTCGAACACAAACAGGATCGGGGCATCGTCCGGGATCGCCTTCGATTCGCGAATCAGCTTGCACGCCTTCGCGGCGATCATGTTGCCCTCTTCCCAAGTTTTCGGCTTGGCATAGATCCAGTAGGGCCGCTCGTCGTTCAGACCGAAAGATTTGGCCAGATCGACGTTGAAGGAGCGTTCCCAATCAATGAAGCCTGCGACGCCACCGAGTTGTTGAGCCTTGACCATCCAGGCGGTCGCGAGTGCGGTCTTACCCGTGGAGGACTCACCGAACATTTCAAACATGCGACCGAAGGCCAGGCCGCCGTCGTAACGACCGGACAGAATCTTGTTCAGCGGAGGGAAGCCGGTATCCAGGTATTGCTTCGGTGCCTGCGCACCGTCGTTGTCGCCAATGCCTTTGAGCAGTGCATCGGACAGGTCAGTGATAGAACCCATGATTAGGCTCCTTTCTTGAAAGGTTTGAGGAAGTGATCGAGGTTGCGGAGAATCGACACGAATGCCAGCTCCTCACAAACCTCTGCGAACTTGTCGGCGTCGAACTTGCCCGGAACGACTTGCACGTCAGCCTTGTCGGGCTGGCTGACCTTGAGCAGTTGCATGAGGCGGAAGTTGCGCTTGAACGCGGCGCGACCTTCAGGGCTGGCCAGGTTGATGTGCGCTTTCTTCTTGGGAACGAATTCCCCGCTATCACAGCGCTGCCAGAACTTGCGAACCGAACCGAACTCAGCGATGAATTCTGGCGCTCCCTTTTCACCGATACCGCCCACGCCAGGAATCACGTCAGACGAATCGCCCTGAAGGCACTTGCCTTCGAGGAAGGCATACGGCGACGGGAAGCCCGTCTTGTCGAAGATCGTGGCCGACGTAATGATCTTGGCGTCGTCACGGTGGTCACGCCAGGTCACGCCAGGACGAACCAACTGAATCCAGTCGCGGTCGCCGGTCGAGAGCAGAATCTCGCTGCCCTGCGTCGCCATGACTTTCTCAACCATGTAGCCTGCCATGTCGTCAGCTTCATGCTTCATGGCGGTCATCTGACGAATGCCAAGATGGTCGAGGCAGCGGGAAATGTAGGGACGTTGAGCGACGTAGTGTTCGCGCTCCGCAACCTTCTTCGGATCGTTGTCGCGGTTGGACTTGTAAGCGGGATGAATGTCGAAGCGGAACTGCGCCTTGCCATCCCACAGGCAGAGCGGAGTGAAGTCGGGGTTCTCCACGATCATGTCGCGCATCGTGCGAATGAAGCCATAGACCGCTTGCGTTTGCAGCGTGCCAGAGGTCAGCTTCGTGGCCCGATGGGCAGCATGCCCGATGGAGTTGCCGTCGATAATATTGATCTTGGCCATTAGATGTTTCTCCAGGCACGATTAGTGGCGATTTTAGAAATCAGTCCGGTGGAAACGTCGAACATCGAAGCGATACTGGAATGCGTTTTGCCTTCAGCGATCAACTTTTTGATCTCCACAACATTTCGCGGAGTCAGTTTCGATTGACCGTTGCGCGTTCCAGTGGCCATAGTTCCGTGCTTGCGCTTGTCTGCGGCGTTTTCCAGCTTGGTTCCCCAACGCAGATTGCTCAAAGCGTTGTTAGAGCCGTCGCCGTCGCCATGACAGCACTCACAGTCGCCAGGTCGCTCGCCGACAAACACGCGAAGAATGAGGCTGTGAACCCAATACGACTTTTTGCGCGGCGCCTTTACGCCGTCGCCGGCAAGCGTTACGGAAATGTAGCCATTGGGCTTTTTCAGCGGCTTCAGAATCGCCTCGCACCGACGCTGCTGATTTGGCAAGCTCTTCACCCGTCCAAGATCGGACACTTGATAGCGCCCTTCATAGCCCGGAATGTCTTTCCAAATTTCGCTCATGATTTCTCCTGATTAAAAAGCCCGCCGAAGCGGGCTTTCCTCACCACTGACTGAATCAGCTATCCGTGCCGGTCAGATCACCGAGCAGATCATCCAGCTCGTCGTCGAGCGCGATGTCCTTCGGGCTGGCCGTCACGGTGCGACGTTCCAGGTCACGCAGTTCATCATCAGCGCCGGACTTGTCAGCAATGGCGCGGGTCGAGGTTGCCGGAACATCCTTCGACGGCAGCAAACCGGCGACGTTGTTGATGGCAGACAGAGCGCGACGCTGTTGCTCTTCGTTTTCCTGGCGAACGTAGTCGTCGAGGTCGTTGAGCTTGGCGAACACACCCTTCGGAAGCGTGTGCTTCTTCGGGCTGATCTGGACGGAATACTTGGTGTTCAAGCCCTTGCCGTCGCGATTGACCGTGATGATCTGCGGAGCTTCAGCGTCGAACACGGCAGCGCCCCACTCTTCGATCAGATCAACGATCTGGCCGAACACGGACTTGCGCACTTCGAGAATCTGCGGAGTCGCGTCATCATCGGCATCGAGCGCCAGCACGTTGAACAGGTAAGACTGGCCGGAAGCGGCTTCCTTCAACAGCTTTTCGGTATCCTCGTCGGAGGTCATCTTGATGGCCTTGCTCAGACCTTCGCAGATCGGGCAGGGGTTTCCGAAGGTCTTGTCGGCACAGACATAGACGGCCTGGATTTCACCGGCAGCGTTCTTGACGTAGTGCTGACCGAAATCGTGGAACCAGACGTGTTCCTCACCCTTGCGCCAACCCGGCAGCAGAACATAGCGGTTAGCACCAGGATTCGGCTTCAGGGTCTTGGCCTTCTGCTTCAGTGCTTGCTTCTTGTTCTTCATCAGTTCCATCAGTTTGGATGCGTCCATTTTGTTTCCTTTCAATGCTTGGTTAATTTGCTAATTGGTTAGTGCCTTTTAGACTTGGGCAAAGCGGCAATGGGTAACGAACTTCTGTCCATCTACACCGCTTTGCTTACATCGTTTCAGCCCTTACATTATAGCTCAGTCCTGACTTATTTTTCTAGGCAGAACGAACTATTTTTGTCGGCAGTTTTTACGCTGCGCGAGTTCCCTGCATGGCACGCACGGCGCGGTCACGCAAGTCATCCCGTTGGCCCTGCTCGGCGAGAACACGGGCGGCGCCCTTGTATTCATCCCGACGATCAGCACCAAGCTGGATAATCATGTCACGACGATCCTTGATGGATTCGACGAGACCCTTGTTGATGGTGGCGATGGTTTCAGCCTCTATCACCATGTTCTTGGCCTTGAGCCAGCGCGGATCGAGCTTGACGGCGTTCTCCACCATCTTCTCGGTCGTCTTTTCGCCCGACTTGGCCAGCTCCTTGCGGTGATGGTCGTAGAGCGTGGCTTCGACCACCTCGAACTTCGCCTTGACGCGGGCAGCCTGCGCTTCCGCTCGGGCAGCTTCGGCGCCATACCAGGCACGCATGCCGTTCTGCTCGATCATGCACTTGTCCAGGTTGGCTTCGGAGACACGGGTGTCGTCGCGGAACTGATCCACGTCGATGTAGTGCTTCAAGTTGCCGGCTCCGGTGGCTTCAGTCGGACGACGCGGCTCTTCGCGCACGGGCGGCTCGGACGGGGCAGCGCGGGTGGCGCTCGGTTCCGTCAGGGCAACATCGGAGAGGGCAGCGCTTCCGGGAGTCGAGAGCTTTCCCGTCGCTTCATCCTTGACGAGCGGGATGGTCGCTTCCTGGTCGGAAGTCGGCGTCAGATCGGCAGGAACGGTCTCAGTGACAGCCGCAGCAGGAACCGTTGTGGCTTCTGCCTGTTCCGCTTCAAGTTCAGCTTGCAGAGCAGCCAGGTCATCCTCGTCGATACCCTGATCCGTTGCAGCTTCAGCTTGCACTGCTTCCACAGGGGCAGCATCTTCCACAGGCGGCTCTTCGGCTTCCGCTTCAGCGACAGGTTCATCCTCGACAGTCGGCGCTTCCGCAGCGACGGGCGTTGTTCCGGCAACGGCGGTATTGGCAGCCGCGATTTCTGCATTTTGGGCCTCCAGTTCAGCCATCAAGGCTTCGAGTTCATCATCATTCAGGTTCGGGTCGGACATGGGTGTTTCTCCTTGAAAGTGTTTGCGCTTCGTTGTGCGTTGCGACAGGTTGAATATTAAATGTCGATCTCAGGAAATTATAGTCACTTCTGACTTATTCCTGAGACCTTTCCAATCAGCTCAGAACTTCGGCGACCTTCTCGAACGTGGAAAGCAGCGTGTCGAGTTTAGAGCCGTCCATGACGACCTGAACGGGATTGATACCGCAGATGATCGTGGCGTCGAGTTTCGGGTCGTAGATCGCTTTGCCTGCAAGCTCAGACGGTTTCGCGCCCGGAATGAAGTGCTTCACCGTGTTCGAGCCAAGTGCAACGATCACGGACGGCTTAATCAACTCCAGTTCGCGCTCCAGATACTTGCGACAGCCATTCAACTGCGCGTTGGTCAGGAACTTCTGATCCTTCGGCTTGCGGGACTTCACCAAGGTCGTGTAATAGCCATCACCGACGCCAAGACCAGCTTCCTTGATTGCAGTCTTGATGTAGTCAGCAGCCTCACCATGCAGCAGTTGATCGGCACGCTCCTCGTCATAGGTCGGCGAATCCGTGACGACCATGAACTTGACCGTGGATTTGCAGCGAATCGTCGGGTGCGGCTTGCCTGCCAGATCACATCCTTCGCACTTCTTGTATTCCTGGGCCAACGTGATGATCTTGGCACGCAAGAACTTGTCCGAGACATCGGTCTGACGATCTGCCTTCACGGCGTCGATAATCAGGCCCGGCATCAGTTCGGTCTGATCCTTGCGACGGTCAGGGTGACGCGGCGGCTTCGAGCCAGGCGTGATGTTCGCGAATGCGCCCACCAAGTCCAGGTTCGCCACAGCAGCAGCATTCACCTTCGAGCCAGGCTGACCCGCACAGATGGCGAATTCCTCGAAGCTGTCAAAGCGACCCTTGACCGGCGATTCCTCGTCCAGACCATAGACATCTTCCGTCGTGCCGTCGCGCTTCTTCTTGATCTTGACGACCTTCCAGTTCCGGTTGCGCTCACGCAGCTCCACAATGCGCAGGGCAGTGTTTTCGGAGATGCCCTTGACTGCCGAGAACGGTGCCAGGATGTGCTTGTCGTCCGGGATGGTGAAGCGTTCCCGCGACTTGTTGATGTCAGGCGGCAGCACTTCGATGCCACACTCACGCGCATCATTGACGAGTCCAGGCAGCTTGTCCTCTTTCACGATGGACATGCAAGCGGCGAAGTATTCGGCGGGGTAACGAACCCGCAACCACATCGTCCAGACCGAAATGATGGAGTATTCGACGGCGTGCGAACGGTTGAAGCCGTAGCCTGCGAACGCTTCGATCTTGTCGAACAGAGCGCCAGCGCGACCTTCGGACATGCCCGAGGTTGCCTCGCAGCCTTCGACCCACTTGGCCCGCATTTCAGCCATCTTATCCTTGTCCTTCTTGCCCATAGCCTTCCGCAGATGGTCTGCTTCGGCGCGGGTGAAGCCGGCCAGATCGACGGCAGCTTGCATGACCTGTTCCTGATAGACGATGACGCCGTAGGTATCCTTCAGCGCGTTCTCCAGGTTCGGGTGATCGTAGCTGATCGCCTTGTGACCCTGCTTAATGGCAACGAAGTCATCCATCAGACCCGAGTCCATCGGCCCCGGACGGTAGAGTGCGGTCGCAGCAGTGATGTCCTCGAAGGTCAGCGGGCCACCTTTGGCCAGGTTACGCAGCAAGCCCTTCATACCGCCGGACTCGAACTGGAACACGCCCGTCGTGTCGCCACGACCGAACGCATCCATCACGTCCTTTTCTTCGAGTGGCAACTTGAGGTAATCGACACGAACGCCATGACGGTCGTAGATGTAGGTCTTGGCGATCTCAAGAACATCGAGCGTGGAGAGACCGAGCAAGTCCATCTTAATCAAGCCCCAATCCTCGACGACCCGCTTATCCCAATTCACCACCGGCGAGCCAGCGCGAGTCTCCACGACCGCACGTTCGACAAGCGGCTCACCCGCCACAACGATACCGGCAGCGTGTTGCCCGAACGAACGCATGGCCCCTTCGAGCTTAATGGCATGGCCCCACACTTCGGGATTCTCGTCGCGGAACTTCTCGATCTCAGGCACGACCTTGGCTGCTTCGGTCAGGGTAAAACTCTGGCCGTGTTCTTTCGGCACCAACTTCGTGCAAGTCAGTTCGAGACCGTTCATGCCATACATGCGACCGGCGTCACGCAGGGCAGATGCCGATGCCAGGGTGGCGTAGTTCGAGATACCCGCAACGTGATCCTGGCCATACTTTTCGGTCAGGTATTCGACAACGAGGTGGCGCTTGCTGGACATGAAATCAAGGTCGGCGTCAGGCAAGTCCAGACGTTCGGGATTGATGAAACGCTCGAACAGCAGGCGGAAGCGGATCGGATCAACGTCGGTGATGCCGAGCAGGTAAGCGACCAGAGAGCCGCCAACAGAACCCCGGCCAGGGCCGACGATCACACCGTTGTTCTTGGCCCACACGACAAGATCCTCGACCAGCAGGAAGTAGCCCGAAAAGCCCATCGACTTCAGGACGCCCAACTCATAGTTCAGACGATCCTTGTAGATCGGCATGTCCTCTGCTTTCGGGAGATAGCCGAGAACGGGCGTCGTGAAGCGGCGCTTCCAGCCCTCGATACACTTTTTGCCGAGCGTGACGAACTCGTTGTCGGACATCTTCGGCAGACACACGCCCTGCTTCTTGAACTGATAGCCACACGCATCGGCGATGACTTGCATGTTCTTCAGGCCATCCATCCAACCATTGACCGTCATGATGCGGTTGTGCAGCGCCACGCGCTTGGCTGCGCCCTTGACGCGCTCGGTAATGGCGGTCGGCGCCTGCATGTAGAAGTCCTGGACGAACTGCTTCGAGCGATATGCCTTGTCCATCGTGGTGTTCGACGTGATGCAACCGAGAACGTCCAGCGTCGCACCGTCGCCCTCGTCCTTGTAGAAGGTCGGGTAGCCGACGAGCGGAGCCACATTCGCGTGATTCTTCGCCAGGAGCGTCAGAGCTTTGGCGTTGAGTGTGTCGAACAGCGGGGTGTCGATAGGCACCAGCTCCACATAGACGGGGAACTTGGTTGCCAGTTGCAGCACGATCTCTTCGTGGCGCTCATGGTGAAACACGTTGAACAGATCGCCGGTCGTGACGATCACGTCCTCCAGGTTCATCACATCCTCCAGGCCGCAACGGGAGTGATAGTAGAAATACTCCTTCGTGTTGGCCTTCGACAGCAACTTGAGCAAGCCCTTGATGGCATTCTCGCTCGTTGCATACACCTTCAGGCAGACCATCGGGTTCGGCTTGATGGCTTCACCGGATGCCTTGCTTGGCTTGGTGTAGGTCGGGTCGTCATAGACGCGCAGCCGGCAGCCGATGATGGGCTTGATGCCCTTCTTCTTTGCCAGGTTGGAGAACTCCACCATCGCATGCAAGGACATGGTATCGGTCAGGGCGACCGATTCGTAGCCGAGTTCGACAGCCTTCTCGACGAGCTGGCTGACTTGCAGCATCGACTCGCCAATCGAGAAGTCAGATCGAACCGACAAGGCGTGATTCAGACTCATTGTTATCCTTTCGTTGTGTTGCTTCAGTCGTATTGTTTCAAGCGTATGCAGGAGCGGGAACAAGGCGCCCGTCGATCTCCTGCGCAAGCCCGAATCCCTTGAAGATCAGCACCGCCATCGAAGCGTGCGGCCCTGCCGTCTTGTCTTGCCAGTTCAGCTTCTCGGCATAGATCGAGCGCAATTCGGTTCTAGTGAAGCCACCAGAGATCAGACGATCAATCGCAATACGCAACCACGGTGGCTCGCTCTCAGAGACCGTATTGCGCTTTTCCTTGACGCTCTGCTTAATATCGACCATCGCACCGCGCTTGAGCAGCCTGACGACAAACTCTTGCGCCTTGCTGTTCGTCAAAGTCATCACGACCGCCTTCTCCTGTGCAGTCAGGTCGAAGCTGACAGAGGCGACATTGGTCTTGCGCTCAACTGCGCCTGGCAGCGGCGGCTGATTGTTGCCCGGCGGTTGCTCTGCTGCCTTTTGCTGGTCAGCGGCCTTGATTGCTTCGCGAGAAACCTTCTTGGCCTTTTCGTGACGCTTTAGCAGGTCAGCCACATTGACGACGTGGCGAATTCTTTCGAGCGTTTCAAGTGATGCTGCGGCGCAAGCATCAAAGGCACAGCATTTACGACAGACTTCGGAGTCATGGGTGAAAACACTGGCAGCAGCAAAACAGGCGGGTGCGTTGGTGGGCTTCATTACAGTCCTCGTTTGACCATAGCGGCAATTTCATTCTTGGCTGCGCGAATCTGCGCAACCGGCAAGTCAGTCGTCTTTTCAAGGAAGGTCGCGACGAAGGCGGTGGTGATGGTGCTGCGACAGCGACGCTCGACGCCGACGCTTCGGGCGTATTCGGCATGCGCCTGCATCGCAATGAACTCGCGCTCCAGGAACTCGGGCGGCTCGAATGCCATTTCTGCGATAGACGCCGCCAGTGGCGACAGGCTATTCAGCAACGCCCGAGCCGACGAGGCCGCCTCAACGATCTCTTCTGGTGTTGGCGAATCGCAAGCAATGGTCTCTTCGACAGACGAGTATTCATCCTCGCCAGCGGCGTTGATCTCCTCGATGCCTATCGTGCCGCCATGCAGATACTCGCGCTCGACTTCGTAGCCATACTCGCCATCTTTCTTCTCGGCAGACAGAACAACGCCGCCAGCGCGCTCACGCTCAAAACGGGCCGCGATCTTGTTCAGCTTGGTATATGCCGAGAAGGTGAAGTAGGTCGAGAACTTGGTGCCTGCTTCTTCATCGAACCCGTCGAACGCCTTGATGAACACTTCGCTCAACTCCTGGACGAGATCGTCATAGTCGATGCCTGCGCCGAGCGCCTGAAGCCGACCGTAACCCTTTCGGGCTACGGTGTGGATCAGACCGACGTTATCGGCGTAGAACCGAGCGAGGTTGTTGCGATCCATATTATTCACTCCTGACTTATCTGATTGTTCATGGAGAGATCCTCCCTTTCTTTTTTCCAACGACGACTCTGAGCCTCAGAGAGCGCCGCCCTATGCTCTTCAGTCAATTTGCGTCCAGTTAGTGCTTCGCGCTGGCGCTCTTGCTGCTCAACCGTCAATCGACGGCCCTTGTTCGACGCGGAGATTTTTGCCCTTGTCTCCTCGTCGAACTGACGACCCTTACCGGCTTTGGACAGCTTTGCCCGAGTTTCTTCGGACACTTCAAAGTCCTCTTGCTTCTTGCGCTCCTCGCGACGCTTGGCAGCATCACGCAACTTTTGACGAGTCTCTTCGGAGATCGGCTTGCGCTCCTTGTGCGAGTCACGCATTTTCTGTCGCGTTTCATCCGAGTGCTTCTTGCCCTTCATTGGCGATGCTGCCCACTCAGCGACGTTGTATCCAGTGTCAGCCGCCTCAAGCATGTCGATCCATTGCTGCTCCCGAGCAATCAGTTCATCTTTGCTGCAACGCTCCAAAACAACAATCTCGAACGCTTCGGCACCGCACTCATTCCACGCCTCCTGCAACTTGCGAGAATGATGCGTGCCAGCTTCCAGCTTCGTCAGATGAACCTTGAAACGCCTATCGAAAAGCTCTGCGCTGCCGACGTAGCAGCGGCCACTTTCGATGTGCTTAATGCAGTAGATTCCAGAGTCTTTGAGCGTTGTCATTTTGCGTCCTAGCAGATGGGCCAATTCGTTGCGCTAACCCATCTACTATAAGTCACTGGTGACTGGATTGCAAGCCCTTACCCGAAAATCCTCTGCGCAAGTCCATCGGTCACTTCGCGATCCACCTTCGACAGCTTGTTGATGAAGGACAGGGTGATGCCCTGACGGAAGGAGCCACGCTTCACACCGATCTTGGCTGCGTAGATCAGAGTGCGCGGAGAGATCACATCGCTGATCTTGGCGCCGTCGTATGCTTCGCGAACCAGCGAGGCGAACTCGACCATCTTGTCGGCATCTTCCTTGACCAGACCGACACGGTTCTGGAGGATCAGCGACTCGGCAGACTTCTTCATGTATTGCTTGTGGATCACCATCCCGAAGCGGTCGTAGTTGGCCGAGTTCTGGATGTTGGTTCCCTGATACAAGCCAGTCTCGTCACCGGAGCCGTTCGTGTTGCCAGTTGCAACGAAGCGGAAGTTCGGATGCGGCTTAATGATGCGGTTCGCAACGTCAGCTTCCTTGATGACCAGCGCCTTACCTTCGAGAACGGCCTGATAGACAGACAGCACGGACGGCAGCGCGAAGTCGTATTCGTCGGCGCAATACGTCCAGCCGTTAATCATCGCCAGCGGCAAGGGGCCGAGTTCAAAGACGGTGTGACCATCCTTGACCGTCCATTGACCCGTGATGTGGCTTTCTTCGGTATTGACCGTGTGCTGGACACGCATGAAGCCACGACCAGTGCGGGCGGCGATCTGCTCGAACAGCTCGGACTTGCCCGAACCCTTGTGGCCCCAAACGTAGCAGGGGATGTTCAGTTCGATGGCCAGGATGACGTTCTTCAGTTCGTCGATGTCATAGACGTAATCGTCCGAGCTGACCGGCACCATGTCCGGGTGTTCCGAGCTGGCGATCACGGAGATGGGGATCGGGTCGCCCTTGCTGGAGAACGCGCCTTTCGCCTTGCCCAAGTTGAACACTTCGTTGAATGCCTTCTTGGTCACGGCACCCTTCGGGATCAACGTGGAAACCGTTGCCGCGCCCGTGCCGGCCATTTCAATCTTGCCGCCCTCTTCCGCGCTACCCTTCGCAGCACGCTTTTCGGCGAGCTTCTGCTTCGCCAGCTCGGACATCAGCGGGGCGTCCGGGTAGTCGGCAATGTATTGCTCGATGGTCACGCCAGGGTGGTCGGACTTCAGGTGCATCTGAATCGCATGCACTTCGGCGTTGCACAGTTCGCACTTGATCTTTTCGGACATATTCGTTTCTCCTTAAATACTGACTGATTAAAATTTGCAGCACCCTTGCTGCGACAGGTTGAATAATAAAGATGCCCGTCAGGATACGCAAGTCACTTGTGACTGAATTCCTGACGGGTTGAAAATCACCCGACGAGCAGGTGGCGCAATTCCTTGATGACGCGATCCGGCAGTTCGGCCACGTTGTTGAGGACGATGTTCTTCGGGTAGAACTTGGTCACTTCGGAGGACTGGATGCCAATCCCGACCGTCTTGACCCCGGCCTTCTCCACGTTCTTGACGACCTGCTTCAAGTGGCGCTGCAAGGCATACATATCGCCCTGACAGGCCGGAGCGCCGTCAGACAGCACGATCATGACCTTGCCACTCTCGCGACGGGCCATCAGACGACGTGCGGCGATCTCCACGCACTCACCGTCGATGTTGTTGCGGAGGATGCGGCAGTTTGGCAACCAGCCGAACCGCTCCTTCACTTCGGTCTTGAGGCGCTCATTGAAGCCCTTGATGATCGGCATGTAGAGCGCCTCGACGCGGGTGAAGCCGCGACCGATCTTCTTGGCTTCAGCTTCGAGCGTGCCGTAGTCAGCGCAAGGTTGGCCGGTCGTAAATGCGACAACTTCGTGGCTGATGCCGATGCGCTCCAGGACGGACGACAAAGCATACGCAGCTTGCGTAGCCGTGTGGATCTTCGAGCCGGACATCGAACCCGAGCAGTCGATCACCAGGCTGACAGCAACGTCCTTGCTGGTCGTTTCGTGGCGCTTGCGAAACACGCGACCATCACCGACAGCCAGGCGCGACAGGTTGGCTGCATGCAGACGACCCGAACGACGGCCAGCTTCCCATGTCGCCAGCGAACGGGCCGCAATGGCACGCTCCAGGTCTTTCTGCAACGGGCCGACCATGTGATCCACCTTGTCAGTCAGATCGGTCAGCATCCTGGAATCGTAGCTACTGCCGACGTGCAGCGGCTCCATCACGTCGGATTCTTTTGTATAGACGAGGTAGTCGGCATGCTTGGCCGATTCAGCAGCAGCGTTGGTGATGGCGCGAGACATCGCAGCATCGAAGTCGTTCTTGCCATCCTTGTCCATTTCTTCCCAAATGGCAGCAGTGTTCGACGTATCTTCCTCGTCGTCATCACCTTCAGCTTCTTCGCCGGATGCGCCAGAACCCTCTTCTTCCTCGTCCTCTTCTTCGGACGGGCCGGACTCTTCATCTTCGCCCTCGCCCTCTTCCTCTTCCTCTTCTTCACCAGAGGCAGACGGGGTTTCTTCGTCCTCTTCGGGCTTTTCTTCTTCGCCCTCACCTTCACCGGCACCTTCCTCTTCGGGCTTTTCTTCTTCGCCCGAGCCAGCGCCCTCGCCCTCTTCCTCGTCCTTCTCTTCCTTCTCGGGATTGCCCTTGCCGGCGCTCGGCTTTTTCTCTTCGGGCTTTTTCTCTTCTTCCTCTTCGGACTTCTTGGGCTTCTCTTCGCCCTTCGACTTCGGCTTGGACTCAGACTTCTTCACCTTGCCTTTTGCAGACTTGGCTTCACCGTCGCCCTCTTCACCTTCACCGTCCTTGTCCTCGTCTTTCGGCTTGCCCTTGCCCTTCGGGCCAGCATGGCGCAGACGACCTTCAATCTCTTTGGCGAGGTCGAGGGCTTCACGGGAAGAGCCGCAGTTTTCGAGCTGGCTCTCCAGGTCAGCGATCTTGTCGAAGATCGGCTGGACGATGTGCATCTTGTCCTTCATGAACTCTTTGAAGATGAACTGACCGGACATTGCGCGGATCAGCGGCACCATCAGGGAAGCGATCACGCCATTCGTGTTACCGGCTGCCATTGCGTCACGCACAGCAGGCATCGTGAATTTGTCCAGGAAGAACGAACCCGTCACCGACAGGTTGTGGCCCGAACCAGCGAAACGCTTGGCCATCGCCTTTTCGATCCGCGCATCTTCAATCATGTTGAACATCGAATGAGCGCCGGTCTTGTTGGCCTCTTCCAGCAGCGTGAAGTCGGTGAAGAGAATGTGGGCAACTTCGTGATCCAAGAAGCCCTGAATGGCCATGCACAGCTCTTCGGTGGCGTTGTCGGGCAGGTAGGGCAGATTGACCTGAACCGGACGGCCAGTGCGGTCGCTCTTGACGTAGGCGTTAATTCCGCGCTGAGTGACGTTGATGCCCTTACCGGACAACATCTGCGTGATTTTCACAACCGCATCGCGGAGAATTAGAACACGTTCATTCATGAGGCTTGCTCCCGTATCAAATAAAAGTCATTGCTGACTGACGAAATGAATTATAAAAATAGTTGTCAGGCGCGACAACTAGGCAATGTTCAATATCCTGAACATGAAAAAGGCGAGACCGAAGTCTCGCCTTGTGGGCAGATCAAATCATTAGGCTGTGAGGACAGCACAGGCACCGGACGAGCAGTTCATCACAATGATGGAACCCTTGACAGGGTGCTTCAGGCGATAAACATACGAATGCCCGAGGTCGAGGCGATTCTCGACTTGAGACTCGGCGATCAGGTCTGCGCTGTCCTCGAAGGAAATGATTTGGTCGGCGTTTTTTACTTTGGTCATTATTGCTTCTCTCCCATGAAAAGTTTCAAGTTGCTTGGTAGTATGTCGTGTTGTTCTGACCTTCATATTATAGTCAGTTACGACTTAGTTTTTATTGAAACACCCGGAAAGCGTTGTGCTGTCTATAAACGTCAATAATTGTAGATGCTCGTCAATGACTTACGTCATCATTGACAAATATGGCGCTTGAGCTACACTCCCTAAGCACAAGTCACTATTTAGTTAGTGCGCTATCTATAATACAAATGTAGTATGAATATCCGCTAGTATTTTTTGACTAACGCCAGGTATCAAGGTGCCTGGAAGGAGTATCAGGAGGATCACCATGAACGCAAAAGCTGCTGCAGTTGCATCCAAAGAAACCGAAGAACGCTTGGGTCTCCGCAATCCGAAGCGACCGAAGCCGAGCCTCAAGAAGTCCAATATCTCTGTTGCTGAATTTGTCGAAGCTCAAGTCGGTCTGTGTGGCAAATCTCAGAAGCAGATTGCCGAAGAGGCTGGCTTCCCGAAGCCGAACATCATCACGATGTTCAAGACTGGCGACACCAAGATTCCTCTCGAAAAGATCGGTCGCTTCGCAAAGGCTATCGGCGTCGATCCCATCCACCTCTTCAAGCTGTGCATGGCTGAATACCATCCTGAAACTTGGGTCGAGATTCAGGCTATGACCGACCAGCCCGTTCTCAGCGTGAATGAAATCGAGATTCTGGAAGTTGTGCGCAGCGCCAACATCATCAACCCGCGTGTTCGCTCCGATGAGGATCGTAACCGTATTCGCGCTGCGATTGAAACCCTCAAGCCCGACAACTCCAGCAACACTGATTGACATCAATCACCATTAAAAAAAAGCACCAAGACGGTGCTTTTTTTTATGCCCGCTCAGTCGAATGGCGCAAATAATATATAACCAGATAATGAAATTCTAGGGGGGGGTGCGACGATTTGCCGCATTACTTTAGGTATATATCCGTTACGTCGTCACTCTTGCCTGACATAAATGTCCTGATTTGTATCTTTCAGGACATTTGCGGTTCCAGCTAAGTCGCCCGACTCCTATAATGTCGTCATGCGCAACGGAAAGGCACCCTACGTTCAGAAAGACACACTGCACCGCACTCTTCAGGCGCAGCAGGGTTCTCATGCGCTACGCAATCGGACAATCCTGTTGCTGTCTCACTACCTCGGCTTGCGATCCAAAGAGCTTGCGGGTCTGACTGTTGGCGACGTGTTTGATCTGCACACCGGCCAGGTCAAGGAGGTGGTGCGACTGACCAAGACCAAAGGCGACAAGTTCCGCGAGGCGTTCCTGGTCAATGAGCTGGCCCGCGACCATGTGCGCCGGTATCTCGTCACCCGCCCTGCCCGTCCTCGCGCCCCGCTGTTTCTGTCGCAGAAAGGCGGCGCATTTTCACCGAACACAATGCAGAAACTCCTGCACAACATCTACGCCGATGCGGGAGTTGCGGCCACCTCTCACTCTGGTCGGCGATCTTTTGCGACTCGACTAATTGAAAGCGGCGCCGACATCTATGCCGTGATGCAGATGATGGGCCACTCTTCAATCACGACGACGCAGCAGTATTTCGTCACGTCACCGGAACGCCTGAAGAAGTTCGCCGGCGTTTTGTGAATTCTCTTTGTAATCAACGCCAAAACGCCAAAAACAATACTGTTCGATACTGTTGGATACTGCGCAATATTCCTCAGTAGTATTCGGTAGTGGTCAATATCGTATGATATGAAATGGAAGCGCTAGATAGCGTTTCATGTGATTGGCTATCGAATGCTTTGCTGTCGTAGTGTTGGCTATCGCATCGAATGATTGCCTTTCATACGATTTGAAAGGGTAGGGTGCCATTCGATACAGAATCATTGACTACGCTTCCACATCGTTTAGAATGGAATCGTTTGCAACCGTATTTGGGAGCCGTGATGATTAGCCTGTTTGGTTGGGAGAAGGGTGGGGTCGGCAAGACCAACACCGCCGTTCAGATGGCCGCCATGCTTGCGCTGGCCGGTAAAGATGTGATCCTGGTCGATGGAGACAAACAGGGTTCGGCCTCGAATTGGGCAGCGATCCGCAGCGGCTCAGACAATCCAATCCCCGTTCCATGTTCGTCGCGCCTGGGCAAGTCCGTGGCGCAAGACTCGCTCCTATATGCGCAGAAGTATGAGCATGTGGTGATCGACGCCGGCGGTCGTGACTCTGCCGAGCTTCGCTACGCAATGGCTATTGCTGACATCGTGGTGATGCCAGTTCGTCCTGGCCAATACGATGCCTGGGCCGTGGATAACATGGTCGCCCTGAAGCGCGAGATCGAGGACAAGATCGGTCGCAAGGTTCGCATCGCCATGCTGATTAACGCCTGCAACCCCGCGACGAGCGAAGATCAGGAAAGCCGCGACTTCCTGGTGCAGAACTACGGCGACGTGTTTGAAATGCTGGACACGGTTGTCTATGACCGCGTTGTCCATCGCCGGTCAGGTCGTGATGGCTTGTGCGTGGTCGAAATGACCAAGGAGTTCGCCGACCCGAAAGCGACCAAGGAGCTGAAGTCGCTCTACAAGGAGATTTACGATGAGTCCTGGAAAAAAGCCTGAGATGCGTCTGCCGCCCAATCGGGCGTCGGTCGAGGACAAGATGCGTGATTTGGAGAGGGCAGGGGAGTGGGCGCGGGTTCCTGCTGCCGCTGACGCCGCGAATGCGGGCCTGAGACCGTCAGAATCGCTCCAGGTTGAATCGGAAGAGGGCAGGGGAGGGGAAGATGCCTCGGTGGAACTCGGAACGCCCCTACGCGCTCTGAAGCAAAAGCGGGAAAAGAAGGACGTGACCCATTTGCTGAAACTGCCCGCCGAGATTAACGACCGCCTGGAGAACCTTCTGGATCACATTCCGCGCTCCTCGAAGCAACGGCTTATCATGTTGGCCATCGAAGAGTATCTGACGAGGATCGAACGTGTCATCGCCAAGTCGAACGACCGCAAAACCGCAGGGTGAGCTTTGGCAGGAACTAGCTGTCGAGCATCACTGGTTCCATATCGTTCGGTCGATGATCCTGAATGGCGACCTGAAGAAGATGGGAACGAACGCCTGGGCCGCCTACTGCATCATCAAGGCCCACACGGCGCTCGATACGGGCGAGAGCTTTCCAGGCGTGGAGACCATTGCTGACTTGATGGGCGTTTCAAAGCCGACAGCCGAGCGTGCAGTGAAAGCCCTCATTGATGATGGCTATGTCGAGCGGGGCCGGAAGCGGGGCAGGGCCGGAACATTCAAGATCAAGGAGAGCGTGCCAATGACCCTCGAAGGCGAAGTCGTTGCCCGTGGAGAACGGGATTATGCGCCGTTGCAGTTCCAGGACTTCATCAGTCAGCTTCAGCGTTTTGCCAAGACCGGCATTGAACCTTCTGATGGCAGAATCACGATCAACTTTACCGTCAATGTCGTCAATCAAGGCGACAACGGTAACGTCCATATTGGCGATGTTAAGATCGAGACTGATTCTGCTGACCGCGCCGAGATCCAGAAGCGCCTGGCCGAAATGAAGAACATTCTGAAGAAGATGTGAGGACTTCTGTTTTATAAATATCCTCTTATTAGTCCATCGTGTGTGATGGATTGAGCAGCACTTGAACCATCGCCTATGAGGGTTCGAGAAAACTAAGCCCATCGCCTATGATGGGCTTTTTTACATCCACATCATCCCTGATGGCTGTCCTTCGCATAATAATGATTATGTTAAGTGCATAATCTGGCCCCGAAGGGCCAGGTCATCAGTGGATTGATACGACCATTCGATTGTAGGCATGTTGCAGTTCGCCCCACACTTTACCGAACACGTCGAATATTTCCTGCTCCATCCCGAACAGCGGCATTACCTTGTCCTCGCGCTGCTGCCAAAACACATACTTCGTGCCAATGTGGATCGGTTGCGACTTCAGAACGTGTCGCGCCTGGCTGGTCAGCTTCAGCTTCTTGGCCTTCTGCCAGGTCAGTGTGACGACCTCATCCGGGCGCATGTTCATCTCCAGTCCAAACAGAATGGCAGCGGGCATCGGGCGCTGCATTTGCCCGAAGCCACGCACAAGCTCGTCTGTCGTGATGAACGATTCATTTGGCTCGAAGTAATCGAGCATGACGACACTGTTGATGTCGTCCTTATCGACCGCACCGGCAACCTGTCGCAGCATGTAGTCGAGCGCGGCGTCGGCCTGGGCCTTCTGACCACGCATCGACATCCTGGCCCGAAAGGCCATCAACTGCGACGGATGAATACGATCAATGGGTTTGTTCCAGATCGGCGATTTCGCCAACTCTGTGCCGCCGAGAACCGGCGCGACTCCCGGAATATCCTTGAGTGCCAGCATAGTTACCTCCAGCACTCAAGGATACCACCATCATGCGGGTTGCGCCTCTTTGAAAGCAACACCCTTGATGATTTCGGCAATCTCGTCGCCGTTCGCTTCGTTGAACTCGGACACCCGCAGGTTGTAGAGTTCGGAGGCCCATGCTTCAGCCACCCAGGCCCGCTCGGTCGTCATCATTTCCTTCATGCGACGGGCGTAGCCACTGATCTTCGCATTCACCATGTCAGGATAGCCAAGATGCGTGTCGATCAGGTCGTCGGCAGAGCGCAACATGAATCGCTCGGCAATCACAAGCTCCGGGTTGTCGATGAACACGGAGAACAGCGGGAAGCCGTTGTCCTTGCACCATGCGGCGATCTGCTTCTGCCCGATAGGCTCACAGACGACCACGATAGGCTTGCCGAGTGCTTCGAGGCGCTTCACTTCTGCCACGGTCAGACCGTAGTAGTTGCCGCCGAACTCGACGTTCTCAACGAACTCGTCCAGAGCCAGGCCGAACTCGAAGTTCTCGCGAGTGACAAAGTAGTAGGCTTCGCCATTCACTTCACCTTCACGCATCATGCGCGTGGTGGTCGAGATTGCGTTGGAGAAGCCGAGCTTGACCAGCATCTTCTCCAGGGTGGATTTGCCCGCGCAGGACGGGCCAGTCAGGGTGACGATCATTGGTTTTCATCCTCGTAGCGGTTGCAGTGGCCGTTCTTTTTGACTGCGAAGCCACCGATGGAGCAGCGCAGGTTGCCTTCCTTCTGGTTGCACGGCAGCGTCAGGTCGTAGGGTGCCGGGCGACCGGCATTCACGAACTCGTCGTTGCGCTCCACCATCCACTTGATCGGCACAGAGTCCGACGTGAAGCGACGGCAGGTGCCGCAGCGCGGCCCTTCGTGTTTGTAGCCCTGCTCTTCGCGGGCCTTCGATTGCTTGCTCATGCTGCTTTCTCCTCCGGCTGTTCGGCCTCTTTCGGGGCCAGTTTGCGGGTAATCAATTCCAGGAAGGCCGTCATGGTGAAGAGCGGCACTTCCTGACCGTTGCGGTCGATCACTTGGACGACTCCACCGGAGCGCGTTTGAAACGTGCGCTCCGTCCAGGGGAACGTGGCCTTGATCTTGTCGAACTCGGCCTGATCCATCACGCTGCCTTCTTCAAGGTTTCGCCAAGCACCGCAGCTTCCTTCTGAGACAGAATGCGATCCATGTCGTCAGCTTCGGTCTTGTCCGTGCGGTAGCCTGCTTCGGCCATGCGCGGGAGGAACAAGGAGTAATACTCATTGCTTTCGCTCGGCTTCATGATGTCGTTCGCAACAACGTCAATGACGCGGCCAATCCAGTCAGACGGGTCAGCATCAACCGCATCACGCATGGCTTCGTTCTTGACCGTCACATTGACCTTCAAACCACCGCAGGACGATTCACAGATGAATGCACCGGCGCGGCCCTCGGTCTTGGTTCCAGGCGTGCCGAGCGCGATATTGACGATCTTCAGATCAACATTGAACTCCAGCTTCAGCTTGACCTGCTCCTTGCTGGTGCCATCCTTCCAGATGGCGTGCGGGTTCTTGATGACGGTGCCTTCCTTGCCCTTGCGCATCAGTTCGCCGGCGTGACCGTAGGCTTCCGACAAGCTATGGAAAACCTTGGTCTCGATCAGACGAACGCAGGTGCCGGGAACGGCCTTCAGAGAAGCGATGATCTTGGACAGACGCTTGACGTAGGGTTCGTCGTGCTTGCCCTTGGTGACGACGGCGGTCAGCGGGATCATGTCCCAAACCAAGTAGATCGGGGCGTCGCCCTCCTCGAAGCTGCCACCGGAGGCGATGCTGTTCAGAATGCCGTTGCCGATTTCGCGGGCCAGAATCTTGCCGTTGCGCGTCACCAGCAGTTCGCCATGCAGTTGCACGCCAGCCGGAATGCGCTGCGACAGTTCGGCGGCCAGGGCGGCGAAAGCGTCGATGGGGAACGGAGAGCCTTGACGAGAGGTGATCGCCACCAGACCGTCAGCCTCGACGTTGATGTTTGCGAACATGCCGTCAGCCTTCTCCTGGCTGATGACGCCGAGCTTCCAGTCGAAGTCGGCCAGCTTGGCGTCCTTCGGCAAGCAGCAGCGCATGTAGGGAAAGTCCGGGATCAAACCCTTCTTCGCCTTGTTGCAGGTCGATTCACTGAAGCCGGCGCGGAGATCCTTGCGAACCACGCGGCGGAACAGTTCAGCCGATTCTTCGTCCAGTTGGTCGATCTCGGCAGTCACGGCGTCGATGGCGGCCTGGCCGGTCAGACGACGAGCAATCAGGTCATCCAGGACTTGCCAGGTCTGAGCATCGAACTGGCGGAAGCCGTCGTGGGCCTTGCCGATGGGCAGCTTGCGAATGCCGTAGGTCTTGAACGGGTTGTAGGCGTATTCGAGGACACGGCAGAAGTCAGCATCGACGACGCCCTTCTTGACCAACGCTTCCTTCTCGTTCTTGGAAGCGGTGGCCGCGATCTCGTCAATCGCTTTGAGGATTTCGCGGCTGTCCATGTTAAGCGCCCACGGTAGCGTCGTTGGCGGGGGCTTGCGCTGCGCAGCCGCCAGCCTTCGCGTCCTTCTGCTGCGAGTAGAACTCGTAGGCGGCCAGGGCGCGCTTCTTCATGTCGTCCAGCAGGTTGTCCAGCAGCACGTCAATAACGTCCGGGCCGTTGCCGTTTTCGACGGCGATTGCGGCAGTCAGGTCAGCAGCCGACAAGGCGTTGGCCAGGGCGACGCCGGTGCCGGAAATGCCGGATGCCATCAGTTGCGAATT